AGTTTTAATTTCATATTTACTACTTTGTGTTGGTATTTGATGAATCACTGATTAGAGATTCGACCAGTCGACCATTAATTTGGTTATGACGGTTTCTCATTTATATTATATTACATCATTTACTGTATCATTGTAAAGATCATGTGGCGATCCCCTTGATTATTATCTATGACGTTTCTACTTATTGTAGTTTCGATAAGTGAGTGTTTTGAACGCTGTGGTGATATTTTTCCTGTGAGAAGGAAACACCCAGTTTACGACACAATATAGCTGCAGTATCAGCTTGCCGAGAGGCAGTGATTACTATATTTAGTTCCCGCATTCGCTGACAAGCGAATCGGGTTAGGAAGATGGCTATAGTACACACCTCATGCGAGTAAAGTGTACACATTTCACAAAACAATCTTCAGCCATCGCGTTAAGACACGCTTTGGTATAAAATTAAAGTCTTACTTTTAATTCTTTTCTTAACGGTTTGATGCCCCTAAGCATTATCTTTTTATATTTGTTGTGTATAGTACTAGTGATGTTGTTTCTCTGCTTGAGAGACATGTATTACCGGTATCTATTTTGTAAACATATTTTGCCTCATTTTAAGCCACAATCCGAATCTTACAAATCGGCTTGTGCAAATAAATTTGCCAAAAATGTTGAAGCCAAGAAACGCGAATTACAAAAACGCGCTCTTGCAAAAATGTCCAAAAAAGAAAAACAGAAATACGCGAAATCATTGCGAAAGTATAAGCCTCAAGTTGGGGTACTTTCACCTTTGTATCTGAAGTTATCTTCTCATGTTACCGAGAAGTTATCTGATCAGATGTTAGATAAAGTTGAAGGTCTTATAGCTTTGTATTTTGCACTAGCTGAATGCGTTTCCAAGAAGCAATTCATAAGCGTTGCAGTATTGTATGCCAAAACTCATTGTTCGAGATCTTTGGTAGGTTACATATCTGTTATTGCTGATGACTTGTTTAAAGATATGACCCCTCAAGGTAGTAAAACACCTGAGTGGTTAAATCTTATGACAACTAGTTTGACTAATTGGAAACTTGTATGTTGTAATCCAGGTTTTAAGAAAGTATCACGAGTTTTATCAATGATGGTAACTCTTGGTATTTTTACAAAAGACCTATCTTGCAATGTTAAAGGCGTAGAAATATTCGCCATCGGAGCGATGGAAAAACAATTGACAGCGGTTGATCTTATTGATGCCGTTATCGAAACTATTGTTTTCTTCGCCGAAGGCGCATACAGATGTTTTGACGAAGGATCTTTCAATCCTTTGTTGTATAACTCTTCAGCTATGGCCAAGACCGAAAAACGATATGTCGAGATGCTTTCCTTGTGGGAGTATGCTCGAAATGGTAATTTGAGCCGCTTTGCTTCTATTTCCGAATCTGAGTTTGATGCTGATTTAGCAAAACTCGTACGAGATTTGGAGGAGATGTATAAGCAGGCTTCACCTGGTATCGAAAAGAAGGTCTTGTGTGATCGTTGGCGTGAAATGGCTAAAATTCAAACAGAATTTGAGTCGTCTCGTGTTCGCGGAGGATTACGCATGGCCCCTTACTGTTTTAAAGTTTTTGGCGAGTCTTCTGTAGGCAAATCCACATTTACCGATGTGGTTATGTCTACTATTTTGAAGGCGAACAAATTTCCATCCAGTGATGAGTACATTATCACATTAAATCCTGACGATAAACATATGTCCAATATGAGATCTTATGTCACCGGTATTAAAATCGATGATTACGGAAACTCTAAATTGGACTTTGTAGACATAGCCCCTTCCGATTGGTTGGTTCAGTTGTGTAACAATATTAAGCGATATGCTATCATGGCAGATCTTGCCAACAAAGGCAAGGTTTCTCTTGAACCAGCGTGCGTTTCAATTACTACAAATGTTGAGGATTTATTGGCTCATCAAGTTTCGAACGAACCTGTTTCTATTGGTCGACGTGCACATGTGCATGTTGATATTAAAGTGAAAGAGGAATTTCGTTTGATGGATGAAGAAGGCAAACCTACTCATATGTTAGATCCAAACAAGGTGTTTGAGCGTTACGGCGATTCCACAGATATACAAGACCTGTGGCTTGTTACCGTACGTGTCATGCGCATTATTCCATCTCAGATGCAAGGCAAACGTGTACCTCCTACTTTCGAATTTGAAAATCTGGAAGGTATGACAAATGTCTCAATCTTTAAATTTTTGGAATACGTGTTGACCAAGTCGAAAAAACATTTCGCTGTGCAAGATGCTTTGGTAAAGCAACAGACAAATTTGACGGATAAGATTCCATGGTGTAAAACCTGTAATCAACCTTCTCAAGTTTGTGAGTGCAAGCCCGCATTCGAGCCCCATTTCGGTATTCAATTGGCGCATACCATGAAGAAATACTCAGATAAGTGGACTCTTGTTGCTGAGCGTAAAACTAGATTCTTTGCTTCGAATATTGAGGATGTCACTAATAAGCACCTCATTACGATGCTAGATTGGTTTGAAACTTCGAGTTTTGCAGTTTGGACAAATTACGTGCCTGATTCTTTGATACAAAATCCTTGGATGCGTGCTGTAATCATGTTTTTTAATGCAGATATCAT